ATTCACCTGTAATAAAATCATTGTAAACTCTAGTATCATTCTTTACATAATCCGTATCAAATAGGCTATTATAGGTTTTAATACCAGCATCTTCACAAGCAATACCTTTTTCAAGATACTTATTTGTAATTTCTTTGTACCTACCATAACGCTTCTGTAAATACGTTTTAATTGCAAGCTTCTCACCTGTTGCGCCAAGCCCTGTTTTACCACATAAGCCACCTGTTGCGCTGCTTCTAAATATTAAATTATCTATCATATTATCGTATAAATTTTACTCTTACTGCATCCACCATAGAACCAAATGCAGCTACTTTAGTTACATATAAAGTAATTTCCTTACCAACCCATTGCTCAATGTATGGTGATCCTGCTACTTTTGTAATTACCTTCATATTCTCTTTATTGAGAATCATTGGCTTTTTAGCTCCTTTGAAATGCGCTAAAATGCAATTTTTTGTTTCAAGCTTCTTTCCATTAAATAATTCAATATTTACATTCTCTATTTTTTCAATAGTTACTTTTAGTTCTTGTCCTGGTTGAAAGTCATAACTTCCAATGTATTTTTGATCCGTACATTTTTTCCAATGTGTTAAATTTTCCATTTCTTTATTTGTTTTTTAGTTTCTGATAATTGTTTCTTATAAATCTTTACTTTATCCTGCAATATAGCCAATTGCTTTAATAAAAATTTCTCGTTATGTTTTAAATATTCTAATTCCATTGTGTCGGTTGGCTAATTAGATTTAAATTTAAAGTGATTGAATACAGTAACCATTGCGCTTGTTTTGTTTTAAGAATATTTTTTTGGTCAATTGCAATATTTCGCAATCTATTTATTTTGTCGTATCGGTTTCTTAAAGTGTCTATTCTGCTCATTTGTTTTCGGTTTTTAACTTGTGTACTAATTCCTTTTGTAATCGCCATTTGTTAGCTGCTTTGCCAAGTTCTATAAACTCTTGGTCATCGCATTCGCCACTGTGTGTTATTTCTAAAGAATTTTTATAATACTTCCATAGTATTGCTAACTTGTTTTCTTCTTCTTGTAAGTTCATTCTTTATACCCTCCTTGCTCGTTATATAGTTCGGTAATCGTATTGTTTAATGGTAACCCTAAAGCATTCTTTATAGCTATTACATAAGGTGTTTTACATAGTGTTGGTGATTCACTTATTATTTGTTTTAATACTGTTTGAAATTGTACTCCCATTTTATCAGCTATGTAGCCAATTGCTTCTTGGCTTTCCAGTAGTGCTAATACTACTTCTTTTTTTAATCGTTCTTTTTGCATTATGATGCTTTCTCGCTTATTAATGTAAATACTTCATTGAACTTGGCATCAAACTCTTCTTGACTTGATTCTAATGGTGCTAAACTTAAAGCACTACTGGTTGTACTTGTTGCGATTGATTCTCCACCTGAATAAGTGCAAACTAATACTGCTTGTGTTTCACTTACTATCTTAAAGTAATGACAACTGTTTTTACGATACGCAGGTAATTCAATATCGTGCGTTTCTTCTACTGTTTTTGTGATTGTAATTTTCATTATTTAATTTAATTAGTCGTGTGTGATTAATAAGATTACGTATGTTATAAAAAACATAGCTGCTAACATTAGTACAAATAGTACTTTTTCTAAAATTTGATTTTTCATTTTGTTTCAGTTGTGTTAAATGGCATTTCCATTGAGTGATAGGCTTTTCTTGTTTCTTGAATTACGTGGTTAAAATATTCTTCTGCATCGTAATAAGTTAGTCTTGTCTGTCCATCTAATTTACATCCAAACTCGCTTAATACTGCATAGCCTATTTCTAATTTGTAAAGTGTTACTGTTACTAAATGCTCTTTTGAAAAAGTATTAGTAAATGTTAGTGATGTGATTTTTTCCATTTTTAATATATTTTTTTGACCCTTCAAATGTACAATATTTATTATTACAAAAACTAATACTTTTTTTATTAATACTGATTATCAAACAATTATTTTTTTAAAGAGCATAAAAAAACCCAAATAAATCAATATTTGGGATAATGTTTTGTATGTAGTATGTCAGTTAAAAACTGATATTCCTACTTTTAGATGCCACTTTTGTGTAAAAATAGCACAAATACGGTACTTAAATTGTGATTTTTTCACATTTACTTATTTCGTACTGGTGCAAAAAGTTTCCAAGTTTATCTACAAACTTTTCATCTAACCAACTTTCAGAATCTGAATAAAATAGTAAGCAATGGATCAGCTCGTGAAAGAACGTAGCATCAATTATTTCCTGCTTGTAATCTAACCAAACTTTTTTACTCTTAAATTTATTAGCTATTATTATTTTGTTTTCAAATGGTATAAATTGCCCATAGCACTTATTCTTGTGGCAATATTCGTTATCTATGATTACTTCAATTGTTTGACCTAATATCTGAAAGCTACTTATCATAGTTCCATTAATTCATTGATTGCAGTTGTTCCGTTTATTACCACACCACAGCCTATTGCAGGTTTCTTTCCGTATTTAGCATAACTAAAAGCAATATGCTTGTGATTAATTCCACAACCTACCTGCATTCCAAATATCTTAAAGTTAGCACCTACGAACCATTCATTATAGGCTTGTGTATGCAAATGACCTTGTACTGTACTCATCATATCAGCCTTGCATTTAACCTTTGCTGTGCCACCTTCTCCGTGCAAATATTGAACTCCATCAATAATATGCCTATCAACAAATTTCCAAGTAGGTACTTCAAGAACATCTTTGTAATCCTTAATCCACTTTTGACTTATGCCACCAGTCTGTGCCTTTCGCATTATAAGTCTATCGTGGTTTCCTATTATCACAGTAGCATTAGGAAAGTAATCGTGCCACTTCTTAAGTTTGCTAATTGCAAACTCTAACTCATCACCGCCACCAATTGAATCTGGTATAGTTTCGTGGTAACTTGCAAAATGATTGTCTACTATATCGCCTATAAAAACAACTTCATTGCATCCGTAAATAGCATAAACATCTTTGCAGAACTCAAAATATCCATCTAAACAAAAAGGTTCGTGCAAATCACCAATGACTAACACTTTGTTTTCTTTCCTTTCGGTTTTTAACGACTTAATAAAGTCATATTCTTGTTGTGTTAATCGTGGTCTTATTTTCATATTATTTCATATTAAATAAATTCTTAATGTAGTCTAAAGTTTCATCAGGTGCTGTAATATCTTTGACCTCAATAAAATGTAACCTATCATTGATTTGCTTTTTAGCATCCTCAACATTTCTTGCTCTTACAATCGTGTACATTTTACGACCATTAAATTCATATGCAATCTTGTAGTCTTTCATAGTTATCCATTGTTTAAGATTTTACGAATGTAACCAACTATAAATATAATCAATATTATCAATGGTAGTATATACCAATAGTCTGCACCGAGTTGTTTGTACCATACTAATTTCGGGCAATCAACTGGTACTTCAATCAATACTTTTTTCTCGTAGTAAATCGTGTCACCCAAATACTTACCTGCAATCTCTATCTTATTCCCTATCTTAATATATTTAATCTCTATCTTATTTTTAGTAAAAAAAACAGAATCAACGTTATCATTAAATATCGTATCAGTTCGTATAGTTTCGGTTATAATCGTATCGTGTATTGTTACCATTACACTGGCTGTATCTTTATTGCAGAACTTATTTATTGCTTGGTTCTTTGTGTAGCAACTACAAATTAAGCAATAAAGTAAAGCTATTAGGATTGCATATATATTTTTCATTTGTAAACAATATTAAAAAGTAATCCTCTTGCAACTAAAATAGCAGCAACAAATATAATTGATTTTGTGGCAATAAATACAATGCCAACTGTACATAAAGTTTGAAGCACTTTTGATAAATGCCAAGCATCGTAGAACATAGGAAAGTACCTATGAAACCAATTGTATTTAGGCTCTTCTGCTGCATCTTTTGAAAAGAAATAACCCCAAGTTTTATATCCATCGTGATGTGTGATTGAATCACTTATTGCATTTAATATTGTTTGAACTAAAAGTAGTATTGCAAATATTATCATTTGTTTGTTTTCTTATTAGTTTGTGTTGTGCGTTTGTCTATTTCTTTCTGCTTATATTTAGCTTCTATTATAGCTACCAACCTTTTTCTTTCTATATCTACACTATCCAATAGCTAATATTTGTTTTCTATTTTTATCCTTTTTTAAAGATATATGAATCCACGTATAATCGTATTCGTTAATTACTTGGTCAAAGTTTAATCCACTTAATTTTATAAAGTCAAATATCTTTTTATTTTCTACTTTATTGCCACCACTAATATCAATGCTATTGCCTAATACGTGACCGCTTGTTTTACTACCATTAACTGCTTTGTTTAATGCTAAACATCTATAAAAACTATTAATCTTTATAGGCTTATTATACCACTCTCTAATCGGTTCAAATAAGTTTTCTGATACATACTTCATTGCATCTAATTCTACTTCATTAGGCACGTTATTAATACCCATTCTTAAAGCAGTTGCACTCTCGGTTGCTTCTTGTAAAGTAATGTGTTTACTTATCATTGTCATTAGTTCACTTATTAGTTAACTTTTGTATTTATTTTTGTCAAATAGCCGCCAAGTGCAATTATAGCAGGTATAATTAATTTAAACCAATCCTTACTAATATCAAATGTACTCATATCAATTGTACTCCAAGCAGTAGCAATTGCCACTATTCCACCGATAATAGTTGAAGTGTGACTTTGCCAATTTTCTTTAATCTTTTTCATACCAATTCTTTATAATTTTGAATATTGAAAGTATTGAAAATATAAGTGCTGCTGCTCCTGCTAA